ACTCGAATGCTTCAAGGCGAAGCTTAGTATACGCATCTACCCGTTCTTTAACCAAACGGGGCTTGACGTGAATACAATTTCGATAAATGTGGAAAATGCCTTACGTTGTCTAACAGATGACCTAGGTATTTCTAAATCTACAACAGAATACTTGTGCAAACGCTATAAATGCGAAGGCATCAAGTTCCTTACTGTAACTCTTCCAAAGTTGTCAGATTGCTTGTTAAGTTCCCTTGAAAAAGGGTTCTTTGACTTTAGCTCTCTGACTTCTTTTCGGTGGAAAAGCGGCGCTCTCGCTAATTTTTGCGAGTTAACTGATTTGGTTTTTTACCGAAACGGTTATCTGCGGCCTGATGCTTGTGAAATCGCCGTATGGCGTATTCGTCAGCTATCACAGTATTTTTACAAGCTTGCGCTTGAATTTACTGATGATCAGATTGCAGTTGCTCAGGACAAGTTTGTCTCCTTAGACAATTCTATATCCACGCAATATGACGAGGCTCTCGTACAAGACCTACGTAAGTCGTTGGAATCGAACTATTCGTTCCCCCAGCTACATACGGTTTTACAGTCTTGTCGACCTCGGTTTGGTCCAGGTACTTTCTCTGATCATTCTAGTCTTCCAGTAGCATATTATAACTACAAGGAATCTATTAATGTTACAGGTTCGTATCCTAAACAGTATGAAAATCTGGCAGGTTATTTTAAACCTTACCCTGGTTACTCATGTGATTTTAAACCACGTGAATCATCTGTATCTTATTCTGAAGTACTTTTCGTACCTAAAGATTCAAGAGGCCCTCGTACTATCGTACGTGAACCATCTGATGCTATTCAGCTTCAGATGTCATTTTTTGATTTTTTCTCTCAGTATCTTCAAAAAGAGACCAAAGGAAGAATCAATTTCACTGACCAATCAGTCAATCAAAGACTGGCAAAATTAGGTTCAGTCAACGGATGTTATGCAACCTTAGACTTGAAAGACGCTAGTGATTCTGTTTCTTATAGATTAATCTATAAGTTATTTGAAAATGTACCTTGTGTTCGTTACTTTTTAAAAGTAGCTCGCACTAAATACGCTAAGCTTCCATCTGGTCAACTCCACAAACTTGCAAAACTTGCAGGAATGGGATCCGGGTTTACTTTTCCGATGATGGCATTTCTTGCCCACCATTCGATTGCCTGTCGCATAGCGAAAGTTCGGCAATTGACATACAGAGAAGCCTCAAAACACATTTACGTATATGGTGATGATATTATCATTCCAAACGGTTGGGTGTCTGAGGCCTATACAGCTCTTACTTCTGTAGGGTTAAAACCTAACATTAATAAGTCCTTTTCTGCATGTAAAGTTTCATCTACACGGAAACTCTTTCGGGAGTCCTGTGGCGGTGATTACTTTGATGGATGTGACGTATCAACAGTCAAACTTCGTCTTGCTAATTCCAAACCCGTTAATAACCATATTAATCGGTGTGTGGATCTTGAGAATAAAGAGGCTGCTATTGTCCAATTATCAAAACACGCTAAAGAGTGTGTTCAAAATGGACTTCTCAAATTATCTGCATATTACTATGCAGTATTGGAGAAGGTTGTAGGTAAAATACCTTTAACCAATATTGATACGGGTATTATATCTCGTTTTACGCGACAATATGTCGAATATAAACAAGATAGTACTGGAGCTTACGAAACTATTAAAGTCTTGCAAGTTCAACCTAAGTTTGAGGAAGTTCTCGAGAAATCTCCTTATGCGTGTTTAGCGCAGAGTTTTAAAAGACCGTTGTCTTTAGAAATTCAAGAGACTACTCGAGAGATACAACAATATGTTGTAAGCAAGCCCAGAGCTCTGACATTAAAACGTGTCAGAGTCTCTGCGCTTGCTCTCATCTAAAACCCACGTAAGTGGTTGGTATGTGTACTAAGGTCTCCCTTAGTTATATGAGTTTCTTACTCAAATATTGCAGGTGCAAACACACC